GAACTTAGAGAACTTTCAGATGATCTGGGTCAGAATGCAGTTGCGGGGGGTGTGTCATTTCCCCGCCAGAAAATTTCGGGGGTGAAGTGATGTTGAAGATTGATAAAGATATTCCGATTCCGAATAGAAAGAGAATTCACTCCAAAATGCAGGAAGTTCACAGTGCGTTGGACGTTATGGAGGTTGGCGACAGTATTGAGTTTCCTTTCGATGCAAAACCAAAAAGTAGCTACAGTGCGACTTCCAATATGGGTGCCCGTTTTTATGCGGCAGCTAGACGGCGTGGAATTAACTTAACTTCACGAAGGAATAACGACACAAAAACATTGCGATACTGGAGGGTGAAGTAGTGAAAGCAGACACCTATTTCGCAAACTTGGAGACCGAGATACGCGAACACCTGAAAGACGAAGAAGTGCAGCGCGACTTGGTGAGAGACATGGCAGTAAAAATGCTGGCAAGACACAGCGAGGTCAAGGCTTTCCCCCAACAGAGAAACTATATACCTTACGGAAACCCTCGAGCCTGTTATGTCGAATTTTCGGATGCACTGATCGATGGGGTGACCGCCATCATCATGGATGAGCTAAGGAAGAGTGGAAAATGACCGCGGGATACGATCCACTGGAGCATAACAAGCGGCTGCGGCAGCTCAAGGAAGAGCACCAGCTCTCCCGAGAGGACATTGCAGAGCTGCTTGGCGCCAAGTTTGAGACTGTTAAGAACTGGCTGAAGCTAACCAACCCGCCGAAGTGTCCACCCTACGCGGTCGAACTGCTAGAGATCAAACTCTCTAAGCGTCGTCCTCGTCGGGGAAAGCGATCTTCTGGATGAAGCAAGGCTCAGGTGTCTCCACAAAAGGCATCTGAGCCTCGATCTCATCACCATCAAAACACCAGATATCTAGCCAAGCCCCGCCCTTCTCCTGCTTGCCATACACTAAGTAGAATCCAGGCTCATCGAAGCAATCCGAATCGAACTCTGACCACTTGCCTGTCTTGTGAACGAGGTGGATTACCTCACCCGTCGCCGCTACCGCTCGAGATCTCGTGAATTGGGTCATGATGAATACCGAAGCTGTTGTCCTTAATTAGCTGCACTGGAACAAGAAAGACATACTTCTCATCCCAGTCAGCGCCAGCCTTAAAGATCGCAGGGCTATCGCAATGCTGCAATACAGCATCAATTAACACGGCGGTGCTAATCCAATGTTGGTCGATACCGTCATGGAAAACCCATACCTCAGATCGCGTGACCAGAATGCCACTGGGTTTTGAGTGGTAAAGCTCCACCACAAAGTTGCCAGTCTCTCGGGATCGAGGGTCAAACTTCACCTCCACACCAACGGCATCTTCGGCGATGATGATGTCCAGCTCCGGCTCTTTGCCGGCAACCCTGTAACTCTTCGGGTGCTTTGATCGAATAAACTCTAAAACAGAGTCTTCTGCAATTTGACCTTTTTCGAGGTCTTCCTTGAACGCCATATATGCCTCGTAAAATGGATGACAGTGTCTCTATACTCATCGGGGATGGTTGCTACCCAAGCGTTCCTAAGCTCCTTAGACTCGATTTCTACAAGAGCTGACGGTAGATAAATCGCAAGGTTGGCTTCAGCCATATCCCAGAATTTTTGATCAAGCTCACGGTGCAGATAGTCCGTAGCCTCCTGCCAGTTCGACATCAGGCTGGCGGTCTCTGCTGCTTTGCGGATCTTCGCTGAAGACATCAGTAAGCGTGACGCCTCACGAATGACTCAGTAGCACCCAGCTCCTCCATGACCTGCTTGATCGAGTAGCCCTTCTCTCTAAGCTTCCGGCACTCAATCGCCAGAAGCCGGTACTCCTCGTTGCGCTTCAGCGTCCGAGCCGCAGGAAACATATCCTTCAGTTTTTTCTGAGCTTGGATTGCCTCATAGAACCTCACTGTTCATCTCCTCTCGCATGATCAACATCAGCGTGTCCCAGCTAACCTGGGCGGTGTAATTTTTTTCTTTCGGGAAGTTGTATCCGAGTAGATACAGCGGAACCATTGCTTGGATCGGGCGACGATCAAACTTGTAGACCAATATAGGAATCAGGCTCATATGCTGGCTGGCTTGCCAGACTTGATCCCACCAAGCCTGGGGAGCGTCGAACTTGCATGCATAGCGCTTGCACTCGATCACGAATGGATCGAGAACGATGTCGCCAAGATTGCCTTCTCTATATTGATCGAGTACTCGTTTGCAGCTAACGCCCAATTCCTGCTGCAACTTGTTGCTCACGGAGCGTTCAAAATCATGTCCTTTCCTACGGGCTGCTGCGCTCATGACTTAACCCTCGGGTCATTGCCGTTCGCGTACTGGATGTACCATTGCGCCTTAGCCAGATCCTCGGAATCGGTTGAATGCTTCTGCTGGGAACGCCAGAGGTATTTGAACGCTGCAATCTTTGCGTAGATGCGAACCTGCTCCTCACCAAAGCAGTGCTGCATAGCATCGATGCACTCCACTGGCGACTCGGTGTAGTGCTTGGGACTGTTAACCATGTCCTGCTGATCACCGAAGACCGGATGCTCATTCGGGGCATCGTCATCCTCGTTTGCATACTGCGTGTGCCCGTAGAACCGCTTACTCATCGATCAGCTCCTGACAGTATTCGAGAAGGTGCCGCTCTAGCCCGTAACGGCGCTCGAAGCGGAACTTGTGGGGGTGTCGTGCGGTAACCAAAATGTTGTCTTTGCCGCCGCGGTGATGCTCGTAGCAGAGCGGTATGGTTTTGAAGTGACATCCTTCAGTAGTTTTGCCTTCAAGGTGATGGATCTCCGCAGGGCTGTAGATCCCCATAGTCCTCTTGCACACTATGCAACCAAGCTGCGAGATGGCGTCCATCCATTTCTTTTCATCCGCCGTTGGAGTTCTACCCTTCATTCGATTGGCTCTAACTTTTTGATGCTAGAACCTATGCAGATCTGATCAATCTTGGTTAGGGGGTTGTTAATGATCTCCGTCAGGTGATCGTGAACGAAATAGCTAAGGCTTTCGTTCTCCTCCTCGATGAAGCATAGGTCATCATCACTCAGCTCGATTCGCATCGAGACAACAACTGATTCATTCATGCTCTGTACACCTCTCGTTCTTTTCTGTGAGTCGCCATCTTTGTTCTCCATTCATCGAACTCCATGCGGCATGCCAGAACCTCTGTTCTAGCTGCGGCGAGTTCACCCTTAGCGACACCTATTTGGATTCGCGATTGTTCAACCTCTGGTCTCAGGTCTGCCCAGTTCTCCTGGGCGGCGTTGGATTTGTGTCCTTCGGCAATTGCGAGGACTTTGTTTTGAGCGATAATTTTTTTGCATGCTGCTTCCGCAATTGCGACAGCCTCTTCCGCTTTGGCATTCCTTTTGCCGGCTCCTCGTAACTTTTCTGCAAACTGTTCTTCTTCAATCACCCTTCATCTCCAAGTAGCTCATAGCGTTCTTGTCGCTGGACTCGTAACGAAATGTCTTCGGGTTGAAGTAGAAACCCATCTTTCCCTCCCAATCCCCGTGGCGATTCTTGTGGCAGATCAGATACGAATCAGCCATGTCCATGATTTTTTGGTTGGGTTCATCGAAGCCCTTCTCGACTAGGTCTAGGTGTTCTTCTTTCCGCTTGTTTCGGAATACGGTGTAGACCTGATCCGCTAGATCAGAGATCCCTGACGATCCTTTGATGTCCCACTTCCCGCCCATCTGATATTCATCGGGACCTTTCTTGGCGTGGGTGATGAGGAAAATGGTGACGTTTCGCTCAAGCTTGAACTCCACCAGTTTTGATATGAACGCTTGCTGCCCGTTGAGGTTGTCCTCGAAGTTGCCGCATAGCTGGAGAGAGTCGATCAAGAAGGTTGTGCAGCCATACCTACGCCATGCGTAGTCAAAGCTTTCGAGCAGAACATCCTCTTTTGTTTTGCCTCGGGAGGCAGAGTCAACGTAGAGATACATCCAGCTAGAGATCCAATCGAAGTTTTTCTCGACGTACTCAGGAGTTGGAGTACCTACAGCGCCGCACTGCTTCAGCATGCGCTCGAGAAGCCGATCCTCCGGCATCTCCATCGAGGCAACGCATATCTTTTCGCCAGCAAGACCAGCATCGAGCAGTAGCTGGGACGCCACCATCGATTTGCCGTGCCCATTTACGCCGTTAATCACAATCAGTTCACTGCGGCGGAAGAAGATCTTGCCACTGGCTTTGCTCCAGTGCGGAGACCAGCCTTCCTCCTCCGCTGCATCTGGATCAAACCGAGCCAGCACCGCCTCGTAGAAATCGCTGACACTCTTGATCTTATCGGTGCCACCGTAACGAGCATCCTCGAGAGCGTTCGTAACGATCTCTTTGCACCCATGAGCGCCGTGTTTTTTCAACAGGTCGTTAGGGTCACCATCATGCAGCTTCATCACGCGAGCGCGGTCACCTATCTTTTTAGCAAGCTCCCTCGCGCCCTTCTGACCGGCAGTGTCTGGGTCATAACAGATAAAGATTGTTTCAAAGCGTTGGAGGTAGTCGTATTCAAAATCAAACCAAGTTCCACCAGCAGCTCCAGTAGGAATTGATAATGCTGGAATCCCGCATTCCTGGCTCAACACCATTTGGTCGAACTCGCCCTCACAAATGACAACCTCGCGAGCGTCATCGCTGATGGTCTGCCATCCGAACAAGCAAAGCTGATTGCCAGTGCCAACGAACTTTGTTTTAGACGCGCCGTATTTGTTGTGGTTGATTACCCTGCGTTTCGTAGTGAGCAATCCGGTCGGATGCATATACGGCAGACACAGATCCACCTCGCCATCCGTTGCTCGAGCTGCATCAATCTCTCGCAGGTTGTACGTCGCAAAGAGGTTGTCTACGTCTGTGAACCCTCGGCTCTCTACAAACTCTCTGCCCTTGCCGGTGTTACTGCGCTTGGGTAAAACCGCTGGGGTTTTAGGCTCTTCCGCCTTGGGAATTTTTTTGACGAACGGCTTATCAACATCGAGGCGGTACTCAGTGACGGCATACTCAAGCGCCTCTTTCAGCGTAATGCCTCTAATCTCCCGCATGAGATCGAGCAGGTCGCCGCTCTGATCCGTTGCAAAATCTTTCCACTGCCCTGCGCTGGCGCCGTCAATGAATACCGCCAAGCTTTGACCAGGATCGCTGGGATCTGTCGATCCGTTTCGCCAGTTCTTACCATCACGCTTGCCGTTTGGTAAGAGATCCATTGCCACCCGTTCAGCTTGGTCAGCAAGCTGCTGCTTCACCTCCACGATGTTCATTCAACACCTCGAAACTGATCATCGATGGCTTGTTTTTGCGATGCCTGTTTCTTGATCGACTCGATGTATTTTTTCTGGAGACCTTGCCAGCCATTGCCGATAGCAGAGTCCAACAGGTCAGTCAGGACGCCCTGCTTTTGAGCCTCCAGCATGACGTTGGTGTTGAGTTTGATTGTCTGATCGGTCTTAGGTTTGTTAACCGCCCATCGATATTCCCAGTAGCGATTCCATTCGTTGAGAGGGATGCTTTCGGGACGCATAGCCTTGGCGTCCCCTATAGTTATACTTCTTTTACTTTTAGTCTTACTTAAAGACTTAACTGTATGTATACCTATTACGTCCTGTTTTTCAGGACATGTCCTTGTAGGCAGGACAAGGTATCTGCTTCGCATCTTGCCATCGACATAGCGCTCTGACCGTTCCAGCATGCCGGCAATAATCAGCTCATCGAGCAGTTGTGATATTTTGTTTTTGCATCGCCCGTGTCGTGCGGACAAGCTGCGGACTGTCACGTTGAAATTCTTTTCCTGTTGGCTTAGCCAGACCAGCAAGCCAAGCGCCTCGAGCGAGAGGCTTTGTTTTACGACCTCACCAAGGTCTAAATCAGTGCTGCGTACCATACGTCATCGAATCCTACATCCCGTTACCGTTCGATTATATGCACACTACCGTTCGATAAACAAACTTTCGTTTTGGGTGGAAATTTATATCGCGCGCTAAAAAACTTGTGCGCCTGTTGCCGGTTGTGATAAAAACGCGAACGGTAACTCTTTTATATCGAGTTTTTAATTTTTATTTTGGGGATGGATAGGATGGATAACGAACGAAAAACACCTTACACAAACAAGGAGGTGCGAGAACGCTTAGAAAGCGAACTCGCGCGCAACAATGTTGATTTCTCCAATAAAGCAGCCTTGGCAAAAAAGCTAGGCTGCTCACCGACTACGATCTTCCGATGGATGTCAGGCTCTTTACCGAAAGACCCAGCGCTAATGTATGAATTCGCGAAGATGTTCAACATCGATATGATTTATTGGATCTCTGGCGACAGGAGCCACGCAGTACCCGAGAGTGTTCTTGATGAGGAGATCCTAAGAGAATCTTTGGCTACTGTTGAGGCTTTTCAAAGCACTACGGGCGAGGTCTTGACCGACGAGCAAAAGGCTAAGCTGGTTAACATGACATATTCAGATGAGGTTGCAGGAAGCGTACTCAGAAAGACGGTAGCCGTGATTACAAAATAATAAGGGGGTCGGGATGAATGGTAGTTTGGAGTCTCGATACAACCAGTTTAGGGCAAAACGCGATTGGGAGAAGCGTAATGATATAGCCCGAATTGCACGGAGCAGAGGGCGCAACGCGGAGGCATCAGAAAAGCTTCCTGTTGGCGACATTCCTGTAGTGCTCAATTTTACGGTGACTGGAGCCGGAAAAATAATCCACACAACAGACCAAGCGATACAGTACTTGAATGACTACGAGCAGGTGTCTCTGAAAATGTGGGAGACAATGTGGCAAAGCAGCATAATTAAGCATTGCAAAAACGCATATTCCCGCAAAAGAGAGGCGAGCATGAGGGCTTCCTCTCAATCAAGAACAATAACGACATGCTGTATCTACAGAGAACACGACACATTTGAAGAATCAGTATTTGTAATAAATATAGTTATTTTGAATGCGCTGAGAAATGTCCTGGCTGCGTCAGAAACCGTATTTACTCATGGCAACTCAAGAGTGCAATGGGAAATGGTCGGTTCGGAACAGTACGGAGAAAACATTATTGAACTCGAAGCAGGTCGATAACTTAATCGTTCTACTCGCCTCTTCGCGTTTGTAATTCAAACTATTAGTGTGATACGCTCCTCTTAAAGCAACGCTTGGAGGAGCAATGTCACACGTTTTTTCACTTCTTTCTGCGCACGATTGCGCGGATATCATTCAGAAAACCCCCGAAGGTCACGAATACATAAATTGGATGGACGCGCATGCCGTCGCCAAACATTACTTTACTGACTACACATTTCAGTTTGAGACCAGCGATTACGGATTAGATTACTTTGTAATGCCGGATGGCAGCTCCTATGTGAGCATCATCATGACAATCGCTGGTGAGATCATTAACACCTCCCTGCCCGTCTACAAAGGCAATACGACAGAGCTGGTTTACGAGCCTTCCGCTAATGACATTCATAACGCGAAGATGCGGCTACGAACACGCGC